TATTCCTATTTCTGCCATCAAACCACTGAACGCAGTATGAAGATCTCGAACTATTGGTCCCAAAGATGACCAAACATTAGACCAAGTATTCCAGAATCCAATGGCAATGTTTTTGACCTTTGCCCACAGATCTCTTATTGACAACACAAAAGGCCTTATTCCAGAGTTTTCTGCCATATCAAGCTCTTTTGATATGGCATCACTGAATCGATCTTCGGTAAATATTTCAACAAGAGCGGTCCATGCAAGCTTGATCCTGTTAACCCATCTGTTGACAAAAGTCCCTAGCCCACCAAGGTTTTCTTTATATGCCTTGTAAAGCGCATATCCTGCCCCAATCAGCCCACCAATGACAGCGATTATGGGGAGCATAGCAATGCCGATACCAGCCATAACGCCACCAACGGTAAGCAGTAACGAACCAAAAACTGTGACCAAAAGAGCAATCGCTCCGCCCAATGTTACGGCTCCACCAACTACTATAGCAAGTGCAGACCCAACAAGAAAGAATATGCTTATAACTCTTTGTGTCCTGCTATCAAGGGACACCCACGCCTCTGTAAGGTAATTTATGGCATCGGTTACTTTGATAATGATCGGCCTAAATAAGGACCCAAACACGCGACCAAAAACTGTTTTAAATGTCTGTATTGTTCCGGTCAAAAGCTTCATTTGTCCTTCAAATGTAGCTAATCTTTCTCTCCTAAAAGTTTCGGTCGTTCCTGCAGACTCTTCAAGTTGTTGTCTGTAATAACGCAGCGCTTCAGCTCCGCGAATAGTTTGAGTAACCCCATCACGAGTCACGCGAGCTTGAATGTTTGCCATTGCATTAAATGTTCGCATTCCACGAACGCCAAATGTTTGCGAAACAATTTGCGCCTGTCTCGCTTCAGTCAAATGCCCAATCGCGCCTGCAAGATCTCTCGAAATGTCGATGACTGATCGCAGTCTTCCAGCTTCGTCTTCAGTAGCCACGCCAAATTGACGCAATGTGCGAATAGCTCCGCGATCTGTAGTCAGTCGTCTCATTGCTTCGCTTACAGCAGTGGTTGCGACAGTTGCAGGAATGCCTGCAGAACGAACAGATCCAAGTGTAATTATCACATCATCCAATGATGTTCCAAAGATTTTTCCAGATGACGCTGCTCTACCCATAACAGTGATAAACTCGTTTGTTGACAGTGCAGACATTTGCGTTCCGCGCATGAGGCGATCGTAAACTTGTGGCAATTCTTCAACTGACATGCCATAAGCATTTAGTGTTCCCATGCCAATTTCTGCAGCTTCGCTTACTTCAATCATTCCCGCCGCTGCAAAATCGAGAGTAGGCACAAGAGCCTGTATCGAGTCCGATGCAATAAGGCCTTGCTGTGACAAAACCTGCAATCCCTCTGCAGCCTCTGTTGGCGCAAATTGCGTTCTAATGCCAGCTTCTACAGCTGCATTACCAAGTGCTTCAAACTCGCTTGCGCTAGCTCTAGCGATGGTTTTGACGGCAGCCATAGTGTAGTCAAACTCACCAGCCTCTTCAGCGAAGCTCCACGCCGTACGAAAACCAGACACTCCAGCGCCAAGGGTTGCTAATCCAGCTGCAAGTGCCGAAAAACCAGCAAGGATGTGAGGCATTCCACGGGAAACACTCCTGCGAAGTTGGTTGAAATTTCCCGCCAACAACCCAACAGGGCCACTAGCTAGATCTCTAGCGCTAAAAGTAAATCCCATTCCTATTTGTGTTGCTCCACCTGGACCAGGCATTTATCTATTCCTACCCTTTGCGGCACTTTTCAATGCAACAGAATCTCTTTTTCTTGCATCCGACAAAAGATGTAAGAATCTTTCTGCCTCTTGGTATTCCATTTCAAGGACCTCGTTTCTACTGTATCCGAGTCCGCTGCCTCCATGCTGTGTGTATCCAAGCTCGAAAATCATTTTTCTTATTTTCTCTATCGCTTCCTTCGCTTCGCCGATTTCGCCGAAAAAAAACGCTCATCTATCGGCAGCGATACCTCATGAATAAACGAACATCTTGGGCATTCGATTTCAATCTGATCCTGGATACAAATATCTGCTTCTTCCCATTCATCTCTAAGATATTCTACATCTACAATGTGCATATCTTCAACAAACTTTCGTCTGGCTCTTGGAGATTCGATCCCATCTATTTTTGCTAATCTACACAATAATCCAGCTATTTGACCATCCCCTTCTCCCTTCTCCATCGCTTCTGAAACCATTTTTTGGTGGAACCCACGAAGCAATCTAAACTCAATATTGCTATTGCTTTTCGGGAGCACTCTAGAAATAGCAGCATCAAGCCCATTATTGCTAATAATATCACTTGCTTCTTGGCTTAGTCCACTATGTTCCAATTCTGATAAATCGACCTTCCACTCAATTCGTTTCCCACAAGAACGGCAACCAACAACAAAAAAGAAATCATCACCCCAAGTAAGCCTTCTTGATTCGATGATTAAAAAAGCTCTATCACCAAGAAGCATGTTTGACCAATCACTAATTCCTTTACCAATTTCAACAGATTCCAACCCAGAATATGGACCAACATCTATTGTTTTTGTCCACACGCCAGATAAAAACCTTCCCATTATATCATGATTGGATCTTTTGGCTTTTTTTGAGGCAAGAGAGTTTATATCTCTTACTGTGATTGGCCTAACGAGACCCGTTATCCCAGACGGGCATTTTACATCTATTAATTCTATAGCCATTTTTTTCTTGCCTAACCTTGCAATACCGTGATTGCATTACCATTTTAGTCCGTTGGTTTCTTAAATAGCTTGAATGTCAATGTCATCATTTGGATTACAGCTTCATCTGCCTCATTGTCCCATTCGCCAGCAACAAACTTTGTGACCCACGCTTCTTCTATCGTCCACCTATTCAGCTCTGTATCGTCCCGATCAAGTTGTACTATATCCAGGTTGCGATAATACCCAGGTGAAACAATCCCGGCATTTCTATATGCTTCCACACAATCCTTAAACCAATTGTAACAATCTTCGGAATCAGTGACACCTTCCTCAAGCGTTATATCGCTGTATGTAACTCTGCCAGGCTCTTTATGGGCTATAAGACTACCACCTGACCACGTTTCGACCTTCGCTATTTCTGCTTCTAGTGCAGAGCATTTGATGAAATTTGCTGTGGAAAAATCATCTATTTCAACCACAAAATTGTATTTGTGATGATATTTTACAGGCTCGCCAATTATTGTCATTTTTGGTACCCTCCGTTATTCTCCAAGCTCTTCAAGGAGCGCTCTAGTGTCTTGTGAGAAGTAGAATACAACCCAATCAGCAGGTTTTTGTGTAGCCAATCCAACCCTTGCAACGATTTTATTTTGAAATTGAACAGACGGCGGATTCAAAGCATCGGAAACGTCAACAAAAAATGCGGTGTTCGTGTCTTTTGTCCTGAATGCTCCAAGGTTCATTTGTGCCTTCAAATACTGAAAGACAGTACGGAATATTCTTGCCCTTAAGCTTTTGTCGTTGTTTGAGTGCCTAGCGAATAGCGTACCGCTTTTGATTTGCTGCTCAATATGAATAGCACCCCTTCGCTCAGAAATGCTCGGAAAATTTCCCGTTCTCTTCAAGACTCTCGTTCCATCAATAAAGCGTGGCGTGCCTTCTTCTTTGGAAATTGGATTGATGTTTTTGGGATAGACAAGATCTCTTTTCCTCTCGTCAAGGACCTCGTCAGTTTCAAACCCAAGCATACCGTAAATCCTGCCTCTCGTTATCCCTGCTGGCGGTTGATAAATCCCACCTGGAGAAGCACGATCTGTTCTTGAATACACACCAGCAACCCAAGCAGATGGAGGCACAATTATGTTATCATCCGATCCATACACAGTCTTGTTTGGGTTCAAAACCTTGATCCGTGGCCAATAAATAGCAGCAAATTCAGTTGCCTCATAAATCGCTGCAGTAGTCTCAACGTATGTGACAATTTGTGCTGCAGTTTGCCCAGCTGGCGGATCAAGAACAGCGACACAGGAGCCATCTCTTGTGCTCTCACAATAGGTGATCATCCCGTTATGAATTGCACTGGTTGCTTCTCCAGGAATTAAAATGATTCTTATGTTTTGAACCAATGCAAAAGCATGTAACCCAGTTCCACCGGCTTCATCACCCAAATAATCTGCATCAACGATCCCGGATAACCCATCATCTCCACCAGCTGGCGTTGCTGTTACATTATCGGGCCTCAACCCTCCGGAAACCCCTTGATCTTCAACCTCTATATATCGTGAGCCACCATCTGCAGAATCCGCATTGACAGCTGTCTCGACAAAATCATCCGCAGAATCATCTATATTCTGGACATTTGGGAATCCTTCAAGAACGACACCATCTGCATTCGTCACATGTAAGTTGAAATAGTCAGAATCATTGTTTGTTGCATCGGATACAACAATGCGCAAATCTTCTGCGTATGTCCCATCATACTTCCCAAGCACATTTAGTGTATCAACAACAG